CTGCAGGTCGTCCAGAAACAGGGTCACGGCCTTATGCTATGGATGCGCTTGTACGTGATAGGATCGATCCTGTCGCTTATTCTGGCGCTCCTTTCTTCCGTCGCAATGGCGATGTTCTTCAGGCCGGAATGGACTTGGCTAGTCGCATTCTGGAAGGGACTCGCGGTTTCGACCCCTATATGGCTGGTCGTCGCGTTCAGCCTGGGACTTCTGGTCCAAAAACTCGGCTCATATGGATGGCGCCGCTTCCTACGACTATCGTTGGAGGCATGTTTTCAAAGCCTATCGCGGAACAGCTCGAACGGAAGAGGCCGTTCGCGTGGGGACTCCACGGAGTGGAAAAGGCAGCGCTGATTCAAGCGCTACAATCCCGATTCAGGTATGTGTACAGCATTGACTTTTCGCGCTTTGATTCGTCAGTGCCTGCGATAATGATCGCTGATGCGTTTAAAATCGTACGTCCACTACTTGACCTGACTGAGGATGAAGAAGAAGTCTGGAAAAGGTACGTCAACGACTTCATTCACTCTCGGCTAATCACTGAAACTGGTGAGATCTTTCAAAAGCATAAGGGCATACCATCAGGTAGTGCTTTCACTAGCATTATCGGATCAGTTGTCAACCTGCTGGTTCTCAACTACGCCTGGACACGTGTAACGGGACACGCGCTCAAGAAGGATCGAGTTCTGGTACTCGGGGACGATGCAATCGTTGCCTCGAATGCCAGACCCCCGCTTGATGAGCTGGCGAGAGCCTGTTCTGAGCTGGGGTTTACTCTTAGCGTAGAGAAGAGTCAAATAGCGGACTCTTCAAAAGAAAGTGATGACCCCTACACAAACAGGGTCAACTTCCTTGGGCACTATTGGGTACACGGTTACCCCCGTAGACCAATACATGAAATCCTACTTCGCATGAAGTATCCTGAGAGGCATAAGTTCCGTCCTCGACAGGAATCACTAATGCGACAGTTCGCATATCTTGCGGATGCGCGTGAGGCATGGCAAATTCTTAGGTGGAATTATCCACATTCGGATACCATGCTGATGCTCACACACGCGTTGGATGACATAGGTGCAGATGGAGCCGTTGTCGCGGATTATGACCTTCCTGGTCAGCTGCGTCTCGCATTGAAGGT